CTATGCAATTGTTGGCAAGGAAGTTGGATCTAATGGAACACCGCATCTCCAAGGTTATGTCATCTGGAAGCAGCGCACTTCCTTCGAGGCTTGCAAGCATCGATGTGGCTCTCGCTACCATATCGAAATCTCTCGCGGTACTCCACGACAGAATCGAGAGTATTGCTCTAAAGGTGGAGACTTTATCGAAATCGGCACATGTCCAGACTCAGGTGCCTCTCGTGGTCGAAGTACCACCGTCTCCAGAGACGAACTTTATTCCGATTACCGATCTCACTTCAAACGACGACGATTGGGACTGGTACAGTTCGCTGATACACACCCAGGTTGTTTCGGATTTTCCGGACATAACCTGCTCCGAAACACCCTTTCGCTCTCAGAACCCATCGAACGACCATCCATCTCCGTCGAATGGATTTACGGACTTCCAGGAGTGGGCAAATCACGATATGCTCACCAGAAACTCCCTTCCGCCTACATCAAGGACCCCAGGACCAAGTGGTGGAATGGATACCTCTTAGAGACCGAGGTGATCATCGACGACTTCGGCCCAAATGGTATTGATATCAATCATCTTCTGCGATGGTTTGATCGCTATAAATGCCTTGTCGAAGTCAAGGGTGATATGGTTCCCTTGCACGCAACCACTTTTATTGTAACCAGTAACTTTACTCCAAGTGTCTGTTTTCAATTAGTCAAGTACCGTCATAACGACGATGTTGTATATGAGGACCATCCTCAACTACCCGCTTTAATGCGACGAATAAAACTATCACACTTATCATATATGAATGTAACAAAAGTCAACTCTGGCATCAATAAACATGAATATACCATAAACCAACCCCAAAGTGTATGCACGTCCCAGGGTTTACCTTCGCCAGCGATAACTACTATAAATAGGCCCTCTGGGGTAATACTTTTCCCATCGGACCTATGGCATTCAGACGTTCTTATAGAAGAACTTTTAGACGCACTACTAGACGTCCTTTTCTAAGGCGTCGTGGTGCATTCAGACGTAGAGGGTTTAGATCTTCTGCTTTCACTGACTACAAGGGTAATGTTACTTCCTTTGGATTTCGTGGACGTAAGATGAGACCTACTCTCTATAGACGGATGCTATACAATGATACTATAGCTAAGAATCACTATAGGTCACTGTTATCCGAGACCAGTACGACAGCTACTGAGGCTGGTAATGCATTGGGCTTAGCCTATGTGTTTCTTCCTCAGATGGACCAGATTGGTGCTAATAATATGGCCTTTTGGGATACTGGTGTGGCCCAAACCGATCTTAGTATCTCACCTCCTACTGTTTGGGCTGGTGATATCATACAGAGAGGTGGTGCTGTAAAGTGTCAAATCTTTAACCCATCTAATACAGATTCAGTGGGCTTCAAACTGTTCACTGTCAAGACCGTCAAGAATCCAGATTTAACTCTCTTTCCTAACGCATCACAAGTACCGAGAATGTGGGACCCATCTACCATTCCAGACTTTGCTAGGAAGGTAGGTAAGGTTCTCAACTCACGTGAAGGAACTATCCGCGTGCTGTCATCATCTAGCGTTGAGTATAAGCTACGCGTCTCCAAGATTGATCAAGACGACTTTCGTACAGGTGCAGCTGCACCTTTCACTCTAGTTGGCGGGAATCAAATAATATTTGTTCTCGCTTTGTATAATTTGTCAATTAATACGGCTATCAATTGTGTAGTCAATGTATCTTGTTCTATAAGCTTTTCAGCTGACGCACTCACTTAGGTAAGTGCATTTGTATTTTTGTAATATAAAACTCTAGGCGCAGGGTAAGTATTACCCCTGCGCCCGCCTCAACCTATATAAAAAGGGTCTTAGAACCCATTCATTATGGCAAAAAGATATTGTTTCACTCTTAATAATTATGTCGAAAGCGAGCTCTCAGATCTGCGAGTCCAACTCGAAGAACATGGAAGCTATGCAATTGTTGGCAAGGAAGTTGGATCTAATGGAACACCGCATCTCCAAGGTTATG